TCTCCATTGGAGACATAGTAAAAATACAAAATGATTATGGCGTAAATAGAAAATCAAGATTATTATCTTCTGATTCTATAGATGTAGATAACCCTTCTTCTGGAATAATAGAATATAGCTATAACTCAAAACAAACTAATTTTGTTTCTAGTACCTCTTTTACTATAGTAGACGTTTCTGCTAGTTATTTTAAGCCGTCTGGAACAGTTTGGAGATGGACTCATAGCGGAGGAAGCGCAACACTTGCTGATGTAAAAGCAGGAGATTTGGTTTGTGCGTTCGGAGCATTGTCTGGTTGGAGCCAGGGCAATAAGGCAAGAATATCTGGCGACAATGCAATATCCGGTCTACCAATAATAAACGTCAATGATTCTTCTAATTGGTTTGACGTAGTAAATCCTTACGGAAAAGCAATGACATCTACGGCTATCGGTGTTGGCACAGTGGCCATATATCCTACTCCAATTATAAAATGGAATATTGATCATGCCGCAAATAATATCATATTGAGCATGTCAAGATCTATTAACACAGTCACCATTAATTCATCTTCGGCTCATTTATTAAACACTGGAGACAGCATTCAACTGCGAGATAGCGATGCCATATCAGACGGTATATATGGACCTATAACTGTAATAAGCGAGACTCAATTTACATTTTCAAGTTCAGGATCTGATTTTGTTGAAATAGGGGTCAATGCTAATTTTATAAACTCTTTGTTTACTGCAACCAGATATAAAATTCAAAAACTTGGATTAGATGGTTTTACCAGAATATCTAGAGTAGAAGGAAAATCGCCGAGATTCGTTGATTGTGGTGTTGCTGTAGATGATTATGTAGTCATAAAAGGCAACTCCTTTAAAAGCAATAACAACGGAAGATTTAGAGTACTGTCTGTCGACAATGATTCATTTATCATATCTAATGATAATTCTTCAGATGAATTAAATACATTAACCGCATTTAATAATAAGGGTATCACAGTGCAGTGGACAGCCAATAGCAATATATTAATTGGTACATCTGGTGCCTTTAAATATGTTAATATTGGTGATTGGGTTAAAAAAGAAGAAGATAATGATAACGCATACAGACAAGTCATTGCATTAAACGGCCCATCTGACACTGCTACACAATTGACATTAGGAGCTAACTATAGCGGTACTTCTGGATATGCTCTAGGCATATCGTACGATCAAGTAAATAACTATAATAAGGGTGTTTATCTTAATGGCGTAGAAGATATAAGTTTCTATGAAGGCGATTCTGTTGTAAATGGCGATACGCTATCAATTCAAAATATTGTAAACACTAATTGGTTCTCTGCGCAAAATTCTGGTAATTTTGAAATAATAGAAGTTGGAACAAACAGTGCAAATTACAAACCCTTTTTAAGAATAAATAATTCCGCAGGAATAGCAGAATCCGGCGTATTGATGTCGGTTAATACTTCAGGTGTGGCGATAACTGAAAGCGCTATAAACAAAATATATAGTTATAGAAAAATAAAGCATATATGCATAGATGACATAAATCCTGAAAGAAGATCAATATATGTATCTCCTTCAGATAGATCGTATAAATTTTCAAAAGCAAACTTGACAAGAATTGATCATACTAGTAAAATGGGCTTTAATACTGACGTGACTGTGGGTATAGACGGATATACTTATCATACTGGCTTACTAAGAAGAGTACAAAGAACAGTTGATGGCTTTGAGCCCGACCCAGAAAATTATCCTGGAAGAAGGGCTGTTGGTAGTTTTATAGAAACATTACCTCCTTTACCTAAAAATATAAATATATCAATAAATGTAACAACAAATGAAGGCGTTAATTTAGGCGATATATCTAATAATATTAAATCTACTATAATTAATTACGTTAATCAACTAGGAGTAGGGAGCGACGTTATATTGTCGGAAATAATAGCCGCAGTTATGCAAATAAAAGGCGTTGCTGCTGTTACGTTTACATATCCGATTCCAAGCACAGAACGTATAACTATAGCAAATAATGAAAAAGCCACTATATCTAAAGATAATATCGGGATAGCGTGAGATGGCAGAAAATAAAACTAAAATAGACAGATTACACGATAATTTGCCTAAACATCTTAATACAAAAACCAACATTAATTGGAAAGGATTACTAGACGCTATTGGTCAAGTAGATGAAGATACTGCTAATTTAGTTGCAGAGGTAAGAAAGCAATTTTTCATAAAAACTGCAAATAGACCTTATTTAGATAGATTGGCTGCTAATAGTAAGGTGTCTAGACCAAGATTAGTGGGTATGAGTGATTCTTCATTTAGAGAATATATACCTGTGCTATCCTATAAACCTAAACAGGTTAAATTGATAATAGATTCATTGCTCGATATATTCTTTTTTAAAGAATCAACCACAGCATTTATAATGTCTTCTCTTTCTGAGCCATTTACGCTAGAAGATGGCTGGGAATTATTATATTCCGTTGATAATCAATATCAAGAAAAGGTGGTATTTAATGATTCAGATTTTACAGATATATCTCAAGCCACAGCAGACGAAATAGTAGCATCATTTAATAGACAAGCAAAATATAGTTATGCAACAAATTATTATGATAGCATAACGAAAAAAAACTTTATAAGAATTTTTACTAAAACAGTTGGATCTAAGGGATCCATAGAGATAGATGGCGGTAGAGCAAATATAGGACTACAATTGAATGGTTTTATTGCGGGCGCCGGAACCGGAATAAATACTCAATGGACTATTTCTAAAATTGGCGATCTTGTAACATTCGAAAATACAGGGGGTCAATCCCCTGGACTTAATCAACTTCAAGTAGGCGATATTCTTATCTCAAATATACCAGGCAATCAAGGTTCATTTAAAATTGAAGAAATAGATATATTAAATAACTTATTAAAAATAAAAAATTTATTTGCTACTGCAGGCATATACACACAAACTTCGTCTAATGACACTAAATTTATTAGACCAGAAAAATATGTTGCCTACAAAACGCCAAGAAGAGCCATGACATGGGAAACTTCTCCTGGTGAGATAATTGTAGAAATGCCTACAACTCCGCCAGTCGTGCAGCGATCATTAAGAGGATCAACGCATATTAATGGTGAATTTAGTTTAATGACAAATAGAGACTCAGATTCATCTCTTACAGTTAAAGATGCAACAGGTTTTCCAAAGAGCGGACAATTTATAATAGAGCCCGTAAACAATATATTAAGTAAAATAATAACTCCAGATATAACTGAGACAATAAGTAAAAATATAAATGGTAGATTAATCTTTGATAATCAAAGATATTCATACACCACAAGGATCGCGCTTAGCACAACAGCAGACACAGTACAAGGATCTAATCAAATAGCGGTAGCATCTGTAGCCGGCCTGATGAATGGTATGTCTATTTTTGTAGATGGTCTTAGGGAAGATGCCGTTATAACCAGCATAAGCGGTCTTATTATCACAAGTTCTATTCCAGTAGAAAAAACACAAACATCTGTGTCTATAGAATTCGGAGGCAATACGCTAACTGGAATAACGCCTAATTTACCTGCATTAAGCTCACTTAATGAATATCAATTAAGCTCGTTAAGTAGAAGTTCTAATGTAGTAACAGCTACAACGATAATTGCGCATAATTATGATATCGGCGATACAGTGATTATTAGAGATAGCGCTGGCATTTTATTCTTAAATACACTAGGAAACACGATTTTTGGGTCTAATGTTATAACAAATTTAAGTTCGACATTAGGCGTGGCAACTGGAAGCTTGATTTCAGGCGCTGGAATACCGACGGGATCAAGGGTGTTGGAAATTTTAAGTCCTTCGAGCTTGTTAATAGATAAAAATGCAACTTCTACTAATATAAATTCAGCTATATCTTTTTATGAAGATTTAAATGGTAGTTTTACTATTAAATCAATAACTTCAAATACTTTTACATATAATCTATATGGAACAGATGGTTCGGCTGGAACTGTGGGCTACGCCAGAGTAGAAAAAATATCCTTATCAAATACAGATTCTAAAATAATAATAACTGGAGCTCAGAGCTGTCTAAATACAAGAATAACTGGAAACTACATATGGGATACTTCTGCTTCATACGTTTTATCTTCTGCTACCGCTCAAATTCAAGATGAAATAAAATTGGGTACTATAGTTAGACTTCTAAATATATCAAACAATGAAATACCAGTAGAATCAGGGTATTTGATATTTGATTATGGAAGAGAAAATGAAGAAGGGCCGATAAGATACTTGTATAAGCCATCTGACAACACTATAGCCATCGACCCTAGCTATATTTTTCAAAAAAATCACAGTATAAATTCGCCTATCGTAGCCTTAAGACAAAAAGGACCTCACGCGATGAGCAGTCAAGCATCGGAATATGCACCATATATAACCGATCCTTCTGAGGCAAGAGAAATATTAAAAGACTTAATAAGATCAGTTAAAAGCGCTGGTATATTTGTTAATTTCTTAATACGTTTTCCAGAGCAACTATATGGCGTATATGATACATATAATCAGCAAGGTAATGGAGCAGGGCAGCCTTTTAATAGGTAAATCAACGAACATTATAGTATAATTTATGTTATAGGGGCACATATAGTGACACAATATAAAAACTGCACCAGATCTTTTGCAATGAACAGGGAGAACTCATAAAATGGCAGTTCTTGGTAGACTTTTAGTAAGTTCTGCTCAACGTCTAGATCTTCCAGATTTGCTTTCTGTAGATAGTTATGCAGCAGGGGATTGGAAATATTTTATTCAAGGACTTTTTGGATCTTCTAGGCCATATATTTTAAAGGGTTTTGATGTAATAGATCCAGAAAATGCGATAGG